GACCCAGATAAAATGAGCCCAACAGGCCAATTCATGCGCTTCGGTACACATGCTGCCGATGAGCTGACAGGATGGATGCCAGTTGCAGGGCTGGTGCTGGTTGAGGTGCTATCAACAGATTGGGTTGAATGATGAGAGTAGCCAAGGAAATCCTAGAAGTTACCGCACGACAGTATGGTTTTGAGATGATGCCAATTCTCATCAACATGGATGCCTTGGTCTTCAAATGCCCGGGCGCTTGGCCTGTCACAATCAGTGGCCTAGAGTTGCACATGGCAAAAGACCCAATTGACCTGCTCATCAGAAAACTCAAACAGGCCGGGATAAGCCTTGGACCGAAGAAGGTGGAAGCATGAAGACGTGGACGAATGAGAGAAAATTCCCATTGAATCGTGCATGGCTAGAAAAGCGCCGCGCTGGCTTTGTTGTCCGCATCTTTGGATTCAGGATCGCAGCCGAATACGAGATTGGCGCTAGGGGTTCAATCTTTTTTGCACTGGCATTTGGGGGATAGCATGATCTACATCATCGGAATGATTGCCTGGTATGCGTTTCTGCGCAGCCTGTAAGGTGTGACCATGAGCCTAATTTGGTTGCCAGAGAAAACCAAGCCGCAAGAGAAGTCAATCGGCTACATCGTGGTTGCTGTTCTGCCGTACCTCACTGGCCGCCCGCTGGATGAAATCGCAAACGCATTCATCTCAACACTTCGCCCATCCACGGTGAGAGTCATCAAGCACAACGGCGCGCAGAAATGCGACGCCAACACGCACCGCGTCACTGTCTATCTGGATGAACGCGGCCTCATCGACAAAATAGAACAAGAGTGCGATGTTGAGCTGCCTGATGGTATGGATGGGCATGACCTGAGCTGCGAAGTGCCTGGGTGCCGGGTTGAGTGGGCTGATGGTTAACCATGGCGCGCCCAACTAAGTACAAACCCGAATACGCAGGCAAAGCCAAGAAGCTCTGCGCATTGGGTGCGACTGACGCTCAGTTGGCTGACTTCTTTGAGGTGGCTGTCTCAACGATCAACCTATGGAAGGTCGAGCATCCCGAGTTTTCGGAGTCCTTAAAGCTTGCCAAGGAAGAGGCAGACAAGCGGGTAGAGCATTCTCTGTATCAGCGCGCCATGGGGTACGAGCATGACGAGGTGGATATCCGCGTGGTTGACCACGCCATCGTCAAGACTGAACTGCGCAAGTTCTACCCCCCAGACACGACCGCTGCCATTTTCTGGCTAAAGAACCGGCGCCCTGCTGAGTGGCGCGACAAGATCGAGGCTGAGCATTCGGGCGAGATGAGCTTCACCGTTAATGCCCCATGGCTCGCCCAAGCCATTCAAAAGCGCAATAGCTGATGGAAATAGACCAGCCGCCGAGAGATTTAGATGCGGTTAAGGCGCAGGCGGTGGCTCTGATGCGTTCCGAGGGTATCAGTCGCCTGGCCAAAGAGGATCAAGAATACGCCTGGGAAGTGCTGACGACATACGGCAACCATAGGCTTATTTTTGGCCCCATGCCGGAGCTTGGTTAATGTATGGAATCAACGGCTACGCCCCACGAGGCCAGTTCGTTGACTTTCACAACCGTGCACAGCGTTGGGCTGTCTTGGTCTGCCACAGACGCGCAGGTAAGACCGTGGCGTGCATTGCCGAACTTGTCCTATCAGCACTATTCACGACAAAGACCGAAGCTCGTTACGCCTATGTCGCCCCTCAGTACAACCAGGCCAAAGATGTGGCCTGGACCTACGTCAAGCGACTGACCGCTGACATCCCAGGCATTGAGTACAACGAGAGCGAGCTAAGGGCCGACTTGCCCAATGGCTCGCGCATCCGCCTATATGGCGCGGACAACCCCGACAGGTTGCGTGGCCTGTATCTCGACGGCGTGATCCTTGACGAGTTCGCAGACATGCGCAGCAGTGTATGGGGCGAAATCATCCGGCCTATGCTGGCAGACCGCCATGGCTGGGCTGTGTTCATTGGCACGCCCAAGGGGCACAACGAGTTCTACACCAAGTATCAAGAGGCATCGAATGACCCGCAATGGTTCGCGCTGACACTCAGGGCCTCAGAATCAGGGCTGATCGACGCTGACGAACTGGTAGACGCAGCTAAGAGCATGAGCGAAGACCAGTACGCTCAGGAATTTGAGTGCTCATTCGAGGCAGCTATCGCAGGCGCCTACTACGGTAAGGAGTTCGCCCAGATAGAGAAAGAGGGCCGAATCTGCGATGTGCCCTATCAGCCGGCGATTCCTGTATTCACGGCATGGGACTTAGGGCGCACCGACGATACAAGCATCTGGTTCTATCAGCCGGTTGGCCGCGAGGTGCATGTAATCGATTTCCACAGCAGCAACGGCCACGACGCCGATTTCTATGCCGATCTGCTGGACAAGAAGGGTTATAACTATGCCAAGCTAGGCGAGCACCCGTTTCTGTGGTTGCCACACGACGCAAAAGCCAAAACCTTTGTGGCCAAGGGCAAAACCATTCAGGAGCAGTTTGCAGAGCGTGGCTACAAGAGCCTGATTGTGGCCAACCTATCCATTCAAGATGGTATCCAGGCCACGCGCCAGCTATTCAAGCGAGCCTATTTCGACCGTACCAAGTGCAAAGACGGCACAGAAGCTCTTAAGCTATACCAACGGGAATGGGACAGCGAGAAGAAGGTATTCAGGGACAAGCCGCTCCATAACTGGACAAGCCACCCAGCAGATGCCGCCCGCATGATGGGCGTTGCATACCAAGAACTCGCAATACCTGAAGAGCCCAAGCCCATCAAATTTGCGGTGGGAAATGTAAATGGGCGTATAGTCACGGAATCACTAGACACGCTCTGGTCGCAAACCCCAAAGAGAAACAGGAGAATCTGAATGTCAATTGGCAATCTCCAGAACGGCCAGTTCAAGCAAATGTCGGCGACAGCGAATATCAAGGCAAGCCAGGGCGTACTGCTCGGCTTCTTTGTCTCCAGCACCACAGCAGGGACAATCGCCATCTATGACGACCCCGCAGCCGGCACGACGACCAAGATCATTGACACCCTCACGCCAACAGTCTTGGGCTGGTATACGCTCCCCGCAGCATTCACAACCGGCTGCAACGTGGTGATCGGCGGCGCTCTGCAAGTCACCATGGTCTATGTCTGACGAGCCAGAAGCCAAAGACCCGGCCCAGCGGTGGGCCACCGAGCTTAAGCTCGCCAAGAAGAACGATTCGAAGTGGATCGAGCGGTCGGAAAAGATCGTCAAGCGCTACCGTGATGAGCGTGACGAGACTGGCTTTGATGGCGATGAGAAGCGCTATAACGTGCTGTGGAGCAACGTCCGCACCCTGATGCCCGCGGTGTATTCCCGCAAGCCCAAGGCGGCAGTGGCGAGGCGCAACAAGGACCGCAGCCCAGTCGCTCGCACGGCTTCGGCCATCCTTCAACGTTGCCTCCAGTACGAGTTGGAGTTTTACAACGACTTCGACTCAGGCATGCGCAATGCCATCCTCGACCGCCTGCTGCCAGGCCGTGGGGTGTGCTGGGTTCGCTATGAAGGCCCTGAGAGTCTCCAGATCACCGACGACCAAGACGATGAGTCGCAGGAGTACTCGCAAGGTATGCAGCCCGCCCCGCCTCCGCAGGGCCATCAGTGCACGCCTACCGACTACGTGTTTTGGAAAGACTTCCGCAATGGCGCGGCCCGCACCTGGGAAGAAGTGCCTTGGGTTGCGCGCCGCGTCTATTTCGACCGCGAAGAGGGTACAGAGCGATTCGGCGAGGTGTTCGCTGACGTTCCGCTGACCCATCTCCCCATTGGTATTGACGAGAAGACCGACCCCAACGCCGAGATGATGAAGAAGGCCAAGGTGTGGGAGATTTGGTCAAAGACAGACGGCAAGCTGTACTGGGTTGCTGAGGGCTTCCCTACCTGCCTAGACCAGCAAGATGACCCGCTCAAGCTCGACGGCTTCTTCCCCTGCCCCAAACCGCTGTTCGCCACCACCACCACGGACACAATGGTGCCGATCCCTGACTATGTGGAGTATCAGGACCAGGCGCGCGAGCTGGACGAACTCACGACCCGCATCACGTACCTTGTCCGGGCTTGCAAGGTAGTCGGGGTGTACGACTCCAGCCAGAAGGCAATCGCCCGCATGTTCACAGAGGGCGTGGATAACACCCTGATCCCGGTTGACTCGTGGATGGCATTTGCTGAGAAGGGCGGGATCAAAGGCACGATTGACTGGGTGCCGCTTGACATGGTGGTCAAGGCCCTTCAGGTGCTGTACGAAGCCCGTGAGCAGTGCAAGCAAGTCATCTATGAGGTGACTGGCATCAGCGACATCCTGCGGGGTGCGAGCCAGGCCAGCGAAACCTTGGGCGCACAGCAGATCAAGGCCCAATTCGCCAGCATGCGCTTGGACGACATGAAGAAGGACGTGGCCCGGTTCGCGTCCGACATCATCCGTATCAAGGCGCAGATCATGTGCGACCTGTACCGCGATGACAGCCTCATCAAGATGTCCGGTATCATGGACACGCAGGACGCTCAGTACGCGCCTGCGGCCATCGCCATGCTGCGCAATGAGGCAATGCGCAATTTCTCCATCGAAGTCACGGCCGACAGCTTGGCCGAGATGGACGAAATCAGCGAGCGCGACGGGCGCATGCAGTTCCTTCAGGCTGCTTCAGGATTCCTTCAGCAAGCCGTGCCCGCAGCTCAGCAGGTGCCCGAGATTGGCCCGCTGTTGGGTGAGATGCTCATGTTCGCCGTGCGCGCATGGAAGACCGCAGAGCCGCTCGAAGCTGCATTCGAGGATGCGTTGCAGAAGCTCAATGCTCCCAAGCCGCCGCCCCCACCAAGCCCCGAGGCGATCAAGGCCCAGGCTGACGCGCAGAAGTCGCAGACCGACGCCCAGGTGGCTCAGATGAAAGCCCAATCCGAGCAGGCGAAGTCTCAAGTCGAGATGCAGAAGACTCAGGCCGAACTCGCCATGACGCAGATGGAGATGCAGCGCATGCAGGCCGAGCAACAGCAGGCCGGCGCGCTGGAGCAATTCAAGGTGCAGTCTCAAGCGCAGATGGATGCGATGGCCCAAGCCCATGAAAAGGAGCTGGAGTCTGTACGCATCCGCTTCGACCAGTGGAAGGCCGAACTCGATGCGGCGGTCAAGATTGAAG